TGAAGGCTGTAAGGAATGTTTTCTTGACTAGCAATACTAAATTCTGTTGAGCTATAACTACCTGTAGACAAATCATAAGCAGTACTTAACGTATATTTAAAAACTTTGTCGTTAGTCTGCCCCAGCATAAACAAAACCGTACCGTCTGAATTAAAGGCAATACTATGTGGAGCAGTATCTTGGCTAGATACAGCTAAGGTTTGGGAGTCAAAAGACGCTGTTGATACATCCCATGCAGTACTTAAAGAGTATCTATTAACATCATCCCCAAATGTTCCAACAATAAACATCTTTGTGCCGTCAGAATTAAACTCAATTCCTGTAGGATTTGTTTCTTGTGTTGCAACACTAAAACTTTTTGATTCATAACTAGCTGTTGATAAATCCCATGCGGTGCTTAAAGCATATTGATAAACAGTGTTGTTATCATCACCTACAACATAAAACTTAGTTCCGTCAGGTTTAAAGTAAATTTCTTGTGGTGTGGCATCTTGCGCTGTCACGCTAAAACTTACTGAATCATATGAGGCTGTGGATACATCGTAGGCAGTGCTAAGTGAATATTGAAATACATCTGATAAGTTAGCACTAAGATACCACATCTTTGTTCCATCGGGCTTCATAAATATGCCGCCATAGGGAGCGGTATCTTGACTATTAACTGCAAAACTTTTGGAATCATAAGACGCACTAGACAAACTATAACCAGAAACAGAAGAAACACTAGAAACCTTTTTAAAAGTCTCGTTGTAACTATCAACCAGCATTTCGCCTGTGATGTTTACGTCACCTGTGTAGTTAGCTCCTACTTTGGAGTCTAGTTGTGTCTGGATGCTTGACGTAACACCGTCTACATAATTAATTTCAGCAGTTGTGGCTGTTACTCCATCCAACAAGTTTATTTCTGTAGCCGTAGAAGTTACCGCTGTACCACCAAGAGTCAACGTACCTGATGCTGTCAGATCCGTAAACGTACCAGCCGCCGCTGTAGTACCACCAATAACGCTGTTGTCTACAGTGCCACCAGAGATAGTCAGGTTGTCAGCAACGTAAGCATCTGCAATAGCCGTCCCTTGCCAAGTACCTGTAGCAATAGTACCTACTGCTGTTATCTGCGTCTGAGAAGCATCTACAGATAAAGTATCACCAGTAAGCGTAAGACCAGTACCATCTATCAAAGCTGTCTTAGAAACGCTTATAGCGGCACTAGCGTTGATGTCATCGTTGACAATAACACCAGATCCAATAGAGGCTACCCCTGTGTCAGCAATGGTTATGTCGCCTGATACTACATTGTCAATCCAAGTGGACGTACCAGCATCATAAAACAACAATGCGCCATCAGCGGGTGTCGTAATGTTAGTGTCTGAAAGTCCTGAAAGACTAGTAGAAACCCCACCAATTTGAGAATCTACATAAGCTTTAACAGATTGTTGGGTAGGTACAAGCGTTGCGCTGTCAGACGCCATATTGTCTTCATCGACAAAAGCCGTAATTGTAATTGCACCATCTGTAAGACTTCCAAATGAAACAGTACCTGTTGTTGTAATATTACTTGAGCCAGTATCAATAGCTCCAAAACCAGAAGTAATAGAACCAGAGTTTAAAGCCCCAACAGTTGTAACATTAGAAAGAGTATCTAAAGATGTTTCAAAATAAGTTTCAAAGTCTGTTAGTGCTACTTGCTTCATTGTGCCTGCATCATTTACAATAACACGATCAGCATCAGCAAGCGTTGTAGCTGTGGCGGCTGTATCGCCGTCTATAATATTTATTTCAGTTGCAGTGGCTGTAACCCCGTCCATAATATTAAGTTCAGCGGCTGTAGCAGTAATCGCTGTACCGTTAAAGTTAATAGCATCTAAATAAGCTGTACCATCAATATAAATATCACGCCATTCTTTTGAAGCACTTCCAAGATCATAAGTGTCATCAGTATCTGGAGTTATACTAGAAGCTACATCTGCTGTTAGCGTAATGCTATCTGTGTCGGCATCACCAAATGTAAGGTTGCCTGAAATAGTTGCATTGCCAGTTACTGTAAGATTACCGCCGATAGAAATATTACCAGTAGTTGTAACTGAATCAATATACGCATCTTTCCAATACAGTGAAGACGTTCCAAGATCTACATCACTGTCTGTGACAGGAATCATAGCGCCATCTTGAATACGAATTTGTTCTACTGCGGCACTAGAGACTTCTACATAAAAGCCCCAACGATTGTTTGTACTATCAACTACAATTTTATTATTAAAATCTAAGTCACCAATCGTATGAATATTACCACCTTCTCCTGCTGTGCCATCATGTCTATGGCCTGTAGAAGCGGCAGAAGTATTTGAATACGCAAAGGCGTTTAAAAGCTGATTGTACTCGTCGTTAAATAACGCGGCAGTAATTGTATCGCCATCTGCAAATGTACTTTGTCGTGTATAACTTTGGGCCATTATTATCTCCTACCTGATGGCATATAATCTATGTAGAAACCATTAATTGCATATGGGCTTCTAGTATCATCTGACCTAATTCTAAAGCTTACGGTATGTCCACTACCCTCTACTGTTTTTCTAAACATTGGATCTGAACTAGCACCAAAAGTTGATGCACCAAAAACAGAAGTTCCAAAAACGGCAGGAAGTGGTATGCCTGTAAGCGTATAATCTGAAGGTTGTGGTATATCTACGTCTTGATAGTCATACCGCAACCTTAAAACTGGTTCTAAATTGCCTTCGGGCGAAAAAGAAGTTCTCACATATTTTAAAGTTTTTCGTGTGCCTATATCACCACAATCAATATCTGGCGTTTGATAAGTTGCAAAAATATTAGCTTCACTACCAGCATTTAAAAAAGAATCGCCTGTGTCGTGGTTGTAAATATAGCCGTCTTTGTCTCCGTGAAAAGAAACTTCTACACCATTGCTGTTAAAGCCTGATGCAAAACCTAAAGCCTGAATACCTTTTGTTTCAGACCATTCAAAACCTTGACCTGTAAAGGTTCCAATGATTCCTTTTGCTTCACTAGGGTTTTGAGCAATTGTAGAATAAAAAAGCCTGTATTGCGATTTAGCTCTCAGTACATCACTTGTAATAATAAAAGAGTTTGTAGATGTAGTTAAGGCAGTTACAATTTCTTGAATTTGTCTTGAAATAGAGCTTAACTCTACGTCATCAATTCTTGCTGTACCCGCAATAGTACGAATACCATCAGGGGCTAAGAAGACTAGATCACCTCCAAATTCTTGAATGCTATATCCGTCTAGACAGCCTACGTTTTCTGTAATAGGATCTATACGAACATTTTGAGAATCATTTATATTTATAAGCTTGTGAATACTATTTTGACTAAATACAATTAAGGTTTCACGGAAACCTTTAATGCCTTGTACTTGGTCTGAAATTGCTACCGCGCCTGCACCAGCGCCACTAAAGTCTGTAGCATCATTATAAACACTGTAATAAACTGTATTTAAATTATCAGCTACTCCAGAAGCAATAAGATGGTGATCGTGTACTGTAATATATTTAACAGCGTTTGTACCACTAACGGCTATTTCTTCTGCAAAGAATGTACGAGTGTTTAAAAGGCCCGTACCTTCCATGCGAAACATATATAATTTATTTGCACCGTCTGCAATAACTAGCTGACCATAATTAAATGCCGCACCTTCAATCAATGCAAATTGGCATTGGCCTTGGTCTGTACGTGTTAAAGTTGATCGGCCTGTAAAGGTTGTATAATTATCACCGCTGTTTGAAACTGCACTTCTATTTATTTGTAGCCATGAATCGCCATCATTACTGAAAAACATATCTGTACCAGAGCAAACAATAACCCCATCACCATAAGGCTGAATACCCAAAACAGCATTAGAACTATTTGGGCGAGCAGTACCATAAGCTGTAAATCCATTTATGCGTCTGTAGCCTCCGTCTGGATCTACTTCAAAGTTTTCTAGTACTTTTGCAAAGCCGGGGTTGCCTAAAATCTCAATAGAGTTTAGGTTTGTATTCAAACCGCCTTTACAGGAAAACCCAAAAGCCTGAGACATTAGACAAGCCTCATGCGATCATCTTTGATGTACTTAGGTGCTGGAAACATTAGAGCGTTCTTCATAAGTCGTAAGCCTCTACGATATTCTTCTAAGGCTAATGCGGCTGGCTGAATGTTTTCTTTAAATTGGTGTACGTAGTATCTGGCTCTAGAAAGTAATACTGTTTTGTATACGTCTGGAAAAACAATTGCATCACTATGGGCTGACAGTTCTGTAGCTTGATTGAACGCAAAGAAATGAATACGATATACTTTGTCAGGTATTGGACTCAATCCAAAGTTACGTCCATCACTACTACGAAAGACTCTGCGAGGTTCACCACCATCAGCATCGCCAGCATCATCTTGATTTTCTTTAGCACGATGATAGTCTTTCCATTCTTCTAAGGTTATAAACTTTAGGTTTTGACTAACGTAGGGGGCTGTTTCGCCTGATACGCCTACTGTAGTCATGTAAAAATCATCCCAATCTATATAGCCATAATCATCTACCAAAGATGAACTTGAAGCTTTTAATTCGTACCAACGCTGATTAGCAACTGTTTCGACAGTTACATTACCGTACAGCGGATCTGTAGCACCGCTTTCACCTACAGAAAGAAAAGGCCACTGAGGTTCTTCAAGAACAATGTCAAGGTATGCACGATTTACACAATCTTTTACGTGTCCTTGTATTCCAATAGCAGAAGAAAAATTACTTGAAGTTAATACAACTTCGTTCATTTCTCTTAACAATTCATTTGTAAGCTGTAGGTATGTAGTCGCCATTATTTTTTATGAACCTTTTGTATTTCAAAGTTGGCTGACTTACTAGCACCTTTATGGCGCTTGAAGCCGTCTTTAGGATCTTTCATTAGTTTGTAACTGGCTCCACTCTTCATCCAGTGATAGCCTTTAGGCGCAGGGACTTTCATTTTTGACGCATAGACTCGTTATAATCCATGCCCATACAAGCCTTTTCCATATCACGAATACTGTTGTAGACTTTACCGCCTTCAGCTTTTTCCATGCGATAACCGCCTCCCATGTATGGAGAACGGGCTTTACCGCCATCGCTGTATGCTTCTTTTTTTTCTTTCCTCATCATACTGCTTTCTCCTTCTTACCAAAAATACGATCATAATTGTCTTCGTATTTTTTGCGATCTTCGTTTTTTAAATATTGTCCACTTATTTTTATTTTCTTTGTAGGACTCATCCTAATAGGATTCTTTTCACTTCCAATCTGTGGCATATCTATCTCCAGAAAAGAAAAGGGGGAGTATTTCATCCCCCTATTGTTTTTAGTCGATACCGTAGAAAGCCGAAACGAGGGCTTCTGGACGGAGTACTTT